ACTCTCTGTCGGAAAGAATTATGCTGTGCATGACTTTGCGATGATCAACACCAGGACCTTTATCCGGAGAGGTCCTAAACTCATTGAGTTCGGATATGTGAATCAGCGGATGATTTACGGGAAGGGGTTGTCGAGGACAAACCCTCCTACACCTGACATGCTTGGTCTTCAAGTGAATAAGATGTTGAAATTGTGCCCCTTTTCAGAGGGTATGATTCCTGCTGCCATGACTGACAGGAGGAACGTTTTTTCACGTTTGAAGAAGACCACCGGTTTCACACCAAATTGGTTCCTGCCGCCTCATCTTGGAGGTTATGGGCTGGATATCCGTGCGTTGCGCGGAAAATTGGTGGTGACACCGGAGCAGAGAAGAGTTGCTGCCTGGATGATCCTTCATCCTGATTCCAGCTGCCTATACTCTTTCAGGGCATCCACAGATTTTGATCTGCAAACACTCTTGCCACTCTGTTTGAATGAGTGGTTATTCTGTGGTAAGGTGGGCATTTTGCCACTTCCAAAGATACAGAATTTGAGTTCAGACGAGGACCTGCTATTCCAAGCAGTCCGGAAGATGTTCGGCGAGGAGGAGATCCCGAATTACTCACAACTGGAGTTTGAGGAGCTTACCAGAAATTCAACTGCGATCACTGACCAGTTGAATCAATGGAAGATGCGCTTCATGGCCATGGAGAATGCGAGGAAGGTTCATGACAGAGCCGCCCCGATCTTAGTTCCACATGCTAAGGCAGCGATGCTAAAGCGAACTTGGATTTCTCCTGTTTCAGATGAGGGTCTCTCCCGCTACTGGAATCCGTTTTTCATTACAACGGCCTTGCCAGACTGCCCGCCTCTGCGGCAGATCCCTTTTCCTAAAGACTATGTCCGATACTGTGATCGAAGAAATCTGATCATCACACGTGTTGCGGATGTTAAAGGAAAGAGAAGGGACCCTTTGGGGATCATGGGAATTGATTACCATTGGAAATCTGGTGAGGGACGACTCGGATTTTATGAGTCTGTCATTCCAGAAGACCTCTTGCCATTCATTGGTGAGGGGCAAGAAGACGATCGGCCCGATCGCTTCGGTCTCCTTGCAGAGGAGATGCTTTCGTGGAGAGAAGAGGATCCTGAGGATTTAGATGCCGATGATGGCATTGTCCTCGAGGACTTTCCGTGAAGAGGGAATGGGGTTGTGATGTGGTCAGGGATAGTCTCCTTTCGAAGGATTCGTCTCTGATCAGCCCAAAACTGTTTATCCTGACTTGCAATAAGTCTCAGGATTGTAAAATTCAGTGCTAACCAGAATGCCAAGAGACTGCACGGCGCTCAACGACATCACAATGTACAGTCCACCAAGACAAGGTGGAACCCATACATGTCATCTCGAGTATCCCGCTCGAAGAAAGGAGTGAGGAAGGCCGCTCCGAAAAGGAAGCCTTCAAAGAAGATCTCGCGATCCTCTGTCAAAACAGGCACCTCTCGCAAGAGGGCGCCGGTGTCCCTAGGGGTGACGGTACATACACGTACACCTGCTATGAGGACTGTTGGCAGAGGAGGTTTGAGAGTGAACCACACTGAGTTCTTCGCCGACATTGGAACGGCAAACACGGGCTTTGCACTGACAGCAAACTCACCTTATGCCATAAATCCAGGAAACGAATCAATGTTTCCCTGGTTGACAGATATTGCCCAGCGATTTGAGACTTACAAGTTTCATTCTCTGCGGTTCCGCTATGAGCCCATGGTACCCACTACAACTGGTGGTGCCATCTATATCGCAGTGGACTTTGATGCAACAGACCCAGCACCGACCAGCAAGCTTAATATGCTCTCCTATAAGGGAGCTGCTCGTGCGCCGGTGTGGGAGAATCTGGTGTGTCATTGTGATCTAAAGGATATGTCAGTGATCAAGGAGAGAAACACACTCAATCAGTTACCCCCTCCAGGGCAGGATCCTCGATTGTATAACGTCGGTAACCTTTGGGTCGCCTTCGAGGCAATCAATCCTGCTTCTAACGGAGAGTTGTGGGTGGATTA